AAGGGGTTAGATGTTAAACGCTCTGATTTTCCAACATATTTTAAGGGTGTAATGGAACAGGTACTTTCGGATATATTGAAGGGGGTAAATAAATCGGATATTGATAAAAAGATATTGGATTTTAAGAGGGATATGGAAACGCAACCCAAAAAAGATGTAGCAAAGAATTCAGCCGTAAAAGAGTTGAGTAAATACGATAATGGTAAATTATCGTTGGGTAAATCACCTAAAGGAACACCTGCGCATGTTAAATCGGCTATTATATATAATCAACTATTGAAATACTTTAAGTGTCCTTACAAATATGAACCTATGAAAGACGGTGATAAAATTAAATGGGTTTACTTAAAGCAAAATCAATGGGGGTTAGATTCTATTGGTTTCACGGGGTGGAATGACCCGCCGGAGATTGAGAAGATTATCAATGACCACATAGACTTAGATGCTATTTGGGAGGGTTCGCTTCAAAACAAAATAGATGATTTTTACAACGCTATGAAGTGGGATTTACCCAATGAAAACTTACAAAAAGCATCACAATTTTTTGGATTTTAAGAAAATTATTCGTATATTGTATAAAAATAAAAAATAAAAAACTATGAAAAAAATCTCTTTGGAAGGATTCATTAGCCGCTATAATCTTGGTGGTGAAATTGAATCTGTAAAGCTTGTATCAACCGATGATGGTATGAGTGTAAAATTCATTTCAGATGATAAAACCCTACTTGGGACAGTTATATCTGAAGATGGTGAGTTCGCTAATGGCGAATTCGGAGTATATACAACATCTCAATTAAAAAATCTATTGGGTGTGTTGGATGCTAACATCAATGTAACTGCTGGAAGTGCTGCATTGGAGTTTTCCGATAATTCAACAACTGTGAATTATATGATGGCTGATGTTTCGGTTATTCCTGCGGTGCCTGATATCAAACAAATTCCCGAGTTTGAATCTGAAATTGTTTTGAGTGATGAATTTATTAGTAGGTTCATTAAATCAAAAAGTGCGTTGAACGAATCTGATACATTTACATTCCAATGTAAAGGTGGTAAAGGTGAAATCATTTTGGGATATGCTAAAATTAACTCAAATAGAATTTCTATTAAAGTTGATTGTAAGTGTAGTAAGGATTCAATTCAACCAATTTCATTTTCAGCAAAGTATTTGAAAGAAATTTTGAATGCAAACAAATCACCAAAATCAGCAATTATGAAAATTGCAACTGCTGGTTTGGCGCAATGTTCTTTTGAGAGTGAGGGTTATAAATCTGAATACTATTTAGTTGAAGTGAAGTAATATGTTTTGGGATACTGAACCAACGAAACCTGAATTCAACTATGATGTTGAAAAAAAGAAGTTCATTGATAATTTGAACTATCTATCATCAATGTCAGTAGAAGAGCAGACACTTTACAAAAAGTGGCAAGAATGGAATGGTGACCTAAAAACCACTATGCCCAAAAAAGCAAATATCGCTCTTCACTATGAATCACTGTGGTTTCCTACGGATATTTACAATAAAGAATTGACCATTTCGGAGATAGGGGCATTAGAACCCTATGTAGAAATTGTTGATGATAATCCGAAGGAATCCACTCGTTGGACAGAAATCCGAAAACTAATCCATACGATGGAGTTTGTTGCTAATCCTGGTCGAAATGTAAAGATTTATGTAAAGGATAAGGTTAGTGGAAAGATTTTAGGGCAAATTTCATTGGGTTCTGATATTACATCTTTGGGTGTAAGAGATGCCTACATTGGGTGGAGTAAGGATAATAAGTTTAAAGAAGGGAAGTTAAACAATACGAGTATCGCAACTACGATTGTTTCTACACAACCATTTGGTTATAACTTTTTAGGTGGTAAATTAATTGCCGCACTTGCTACATCACCAATTGTTAGAAATTATTGGAAAAAGAAGTATGATAATGTATTGATAGCATTAGGAACGACTTCATTGTATGGAATTCACTCTCAATATAATGGAATACCTCATTTTAAAACTTTGGGGGAAAGTAAGGGTAAGATTAGTACCAAACCCGATGATAATGTGTATGACCCGTGGCATCAATGGTTAAAAGAAAACCATTCAGATTGGTATAAGAGGGAAATAACGGAGGAGAGAGAGAGAAATGGTGCGAATATGGGTTACGAAAGAAACGGGCCTGTTAGTGGGATAAAACAAAAAATCATACACCAAATTTACAAAGAGCTTGGTATTAAATCTGATACTTACGATCACGGATTCAAACGAGGGGTGTATCTAGCGCCATTCTATGAGAATGGTAACGAATTTCTTCAGGGAAAGATAAGTGAAGAAGAATTGGTTATGAAAGATAAGTTTGTTAAGGGTGATGAATATACGATAAATTGGTGGAAACCCAAAGCAATTCGTAGATACACCACCTTGTTTGATGAAGGGAGAATTAAACCTGAAAGTTTATTTTATGTTGATATTATAGGAATGAGTTGGGAACAATCGAAAGAAAAATATTTAAAAGAAGTAGGAAGATGAACGAAAATAGTTTGTGGGTGGAGAAATTTAGACCGGGGAGTCTTGAAGGATATATTGGAAATGAATATATTTTAGAAAAAATAAAAATATACATCAAAAATAATGATGTTCCGCACTTACTATTGCATGGTGCTGCTGGAACAGGTAAGACAACACTTGCTAAAATTATAGTGCATGGTATTGATTGTGATTATATGTATATCAATGCTTCCGATGAAAGGGGTATTGATACATTGAGAGATAAAATCAGAGGATTTGCTGCATCGGTTGGGTTTAAGACTTGGAAAATAGTAATATTAGATGAATCGGATTATTTGACAAAAGACGCTCAAGCAGCACTTCGTAATCTTATGGAAACATTCAGTAAAAGTACAAGATTTATATTGACCTGTAATTATCCTGAAAAGATTATACCACCAATTCAGAGTAGGTGTCAATTATTTGAAATTATACCACCATCTAAAAAAGAAGTTGCTAAAAGGTTGAATGATATTTTAGTAAATGAGGGTATTGAATTCGAAATGCAGGATTTGGCGCCAATTGTTAATAGTGGTTATCCCGATATTCGTAGGGTAATAAATTCAGCACAAAGGCAAATTATAGATGGTAAATTAGTTATTGATAAACAATCTACTATTGAACTAACCTATGCTGAAAAAATTATAGATATACTAAAAAGTGGTTCTGATACTAAAACGAAATTCAATGCAATCCGTCAAATATTGGCTGATTCTCGAATAAGGGATTACACTAAATTATATTCTATGTTGTATGAAAGGGTTGATGAGTATGCTGGAAATAAAGTTGGTGTGACCATAGTTAATATTGCGGAAGCACAATACAAAGATTCTTTGGTTGTGGATAAAGAAATAAATGTAATGGCAATGTTTGTAAATATTTTAATGTAAAAAAAAATGGCAAAAATAGTAGATTTTAAGGGAAGTAACCCTAAACAAAAGAACGAACAAATTGGGTTTAATGTAGACCCAACAAAACTACAAACAGTTAGTTGTCCAAATTGTAATGGTATATTTTTTGAGGAGAGAATGATGTTCAAAGAACTACCAGCGATTCAATCTCCAACGGGACAGGCATCTATGATTCCAATACCTGTGGTTATTTGTAGTGAGTGTGGGACTGTTCATCCAAAGTTTGTACCAAAAGGTTTATTTAACGATGCCGAAGAAAAAAAGCAATGATTCGGGTGGGGTAATAAAAACCAAAACCCTTTTTGAACATTTATCGGGTTTGAAGGAGAACAAAACAAAATGGGAAACTCTTTCAGAGGCTGATAAAAAATCATTTAATATCTATTTGGCTAATCGTTGGTTGAGTATGAATATGGAATTTGTTGAGTTAATCAATGAAGTTCAACAATATACTAATGGTTATTTAGATGCCCGAAGTGTTTATAAGGTGTATTTTGATTTTTTACCAAAGAAAAAAACTTTTGACAAATATATTAAAAAAACCGGAAAAAACTTTGTTTCTGATGAAATTATTTCGTATATTTGTAAATACTATGAGATATCAACGAGAGAAGCCGAAGAGTATTGTGAGATGCTGACAGAGGCGGAGATTAGAACAATTATAAAAAAATATGGAGTAAAAGATTCCGAAATAGATAAAATGTATAAAGATGAAAAATAACCAAGAAACAGCAAAAGAGTATTGTGAAAGAGTTTATCCTGAAATGATGGATGAATACAAACGAATTATGTGGGAACAATATGAAACCTTCTGTAAAAAGCAGAGGAATTATGGGCCAGGAAATATTTCGGTTGGAACTCAACTTCAAACGCCGGATGATATAAAATTATCACTCACCGGATTATGGTTTAGGATGAACGATAAGATTAATCGTTTAAAACAATTAGTAGTATTGGGTCATCCCGATGAAGTTGGTGAATCTGTGCAAGATACATTCCAAGACCTTTCAGTATATGGTATAATCGCTCAAATGGTACAAAATGGAAAATGGGGTAAATAGTATATTGGATGATATATATGAAGGTATGGTAATGCTGGATGGGTTTGATGAATGTATATTAGGTAAAGTTATTCAAGCCGAAGCCGAACCAAAAATACTATACTCTATCACGTGTATTTTATCAAAACTTAGGGAAAGTGGAATGACTTTTGATGAGGCATATGATTACTTTGAGTTTAACATTATGGGCTTGAATGGAAAAGAATCATTCCCAGCATTTTTAATGGATTATGAAAAAG